CAGGTCCTCATGGGCCAGGAGCAGAGCGGCTACTACAACGTCACCGCCACGCTGCTCTTCGGTGCCGCTGTCGGTCGCGCGACCTCGCTCAACCGCCTCACCACGGCCTAATCAGCCGGACAGGCTTAAACGAGACCCCCAGCGATGGGGGTCTTTTTTTGTCCCCCTACCAAAGCGGGCAAGTATAGGATGAGCCTCTATTCTGAGTTTCTGGCGGACGCGAAGGAGATGATCGCGGACTTCGGCGTTGCCGGGTCGGCCAACTCGGGGGCCATCACCTTCTCCTGCCTCATCTCCGACCCCGCCGTCTCGACCGTGCTCGAAGCAGGGGGGTATTGTGAGCGGACCCAGTATACGGTCAGGCTCCCCGCTGTAACGGCCTCCTGGAGCCAGCCAGACGGGTCTATTGGGGCATCGGCGGCCACCCTTAGCGGAGGGGTGCCCATCGCCTCCCTCGCCCAAGGCAAGAAAATCGTGGCCGGCGGGAAGACCGTCCGCATCACGACCCAGACCTACAAGCCCGGGTCGGCATGGATCACCCTCGTCGTCATCGACGATAACCAGTAACGTGGGCCTCGTCCACGCCAACGTCACGACCTTCAACAAGGCGCTCACCTCCCTCGCCCAGGAGGTCGGCTGGACCATCGAGTATGCCGCCCTCCGCGAGGCCGCGCTGATGTGCCGAGACGCCATCATCTTCACCCCTCCGTTCGCCCCGGGCGGCGGCAAGGGCGAAACCAAGCAGGCCGAGCTAGTGGGACGCCGTGCAGTCGAGCGGGACATCAACACCCTCTTCGTCGCCCAGAACGACAAGGCCAAGGTGGCAGGGGCGATGATGCTCAACAACCTCGCATCGGCTGCCAAGCGCCGGAACTTCGGCGACTTCACGACCGCCAAGAAAGCGGCGCAGGACCGCTCCATCAACTTCGACGCGGTCATCCCGAATCAGATCGTGGCCGATTCCGACGTGCTGCGGGCATACAAGAAGGCCCAGAACTTCTTCAACCAGTCCAGCGGACGCCCGGGCAACGAGCTCGTGACCGACCTGCGTCCCGTCCATAACCGCTTCAAGCGTCTCACCCGCCAAGGGAAGACGAAGATTGAGAAAGGCCGTGGCGACTACATGGGCAAGTTCCTCGTCGGCTCCAAGGCCGAGCTGAAGGAATACATCAAGGAGCGTCAGGCCGAGGTCGGCAAACTCAAGTCGGGCTGGTGGAACGCCATGCAGACCCTTCCCAAGCCTAAGAAGAAAGGGGTCGAACAGAACTTCGGCCGCAAGGGCGTGGCAGGCTACGTTAAGAAGTTCCCCGGCAACGCCATCGGCGACAACGACGACAAGGGCACAAAGAACAACGTCCTCAACCTAGTCTACGGGAACGCGGTCGCCCGCATCGAGCGCGACCTCGAGAAGTTCCTGAAGCGGGACGTCGTAGACTTCAACAACGGCACGATCCGTTAAAACTTTATGGGCACCAAATCCATCCGCCACATCGTCGAGGCCACCCTCGCGACCTACCTCTCGACCCAGACCGGGCTGACCACCGTCACGTTCCTGACGGGCGACAGCGCCGCGACCCAGACCTTGCCCAAGGCGGTCGTCCTCTGCGACTCCGCCCGGGCTCCTGGCGATCTCCCCGAGGGGCTTGGCAACTATGCCTGCTCGGTCCGCATCACCCTTTTCTCCAACGCGGACGACACGACCCTCGCCGACCACCGTGCCCGCTGCGCCGCCCTGTCTGGCAATATGCGGGACCTGACCAGCATCCAGGCGGCCTTCACGGCCTCGACCGACGCGTCCTGTTATGACGTCACGATGACCTCCGAAGACGAGGGAATCGACGAGCGTTCCTGGGCAACGGCCTTCGCCTTCGACGTGCTGGTGGTCCTGCCTCCGGCCTAATTCCAATCGGGGCAAATACAAATGGCCGCCATCTCCAACGGAACGACCTGCCTCTACGGAGTGGCGGGCACTGTCACCAACCTCTTCGTCCAGAGCTACAGCCTGTCGTCCTCCTTCAACGCGGACGTGACGGTCGTCGACGAGACGGGCCTGACCAAGACCCACCGCTTGGACGACCGTAAGAGCGAGATCACCATCGAAGGCATCGCCAAGACCTCGACCATGCCGGTCCTCGGCGCCGCGATTTCTTTCACGGTCAACACGGCTTCGGCCTACCCCTCCGGCTCTGCCTCGGCGTCCTTCGTCGGCACCATCACGAAGATTGACGACAAGGGCTCGAACAAGGGATTCACCGCCGTCACGATCACCGCGGTCGATTACGAAGGCATCACGCCTGTCTAATTGACACGCCCGCAAGGGGCATAGCATCAGAGGGGTGGACCGCCGCTTCCTGAACGCCTACGTCGACCCGGCGCCTTTTCGGTTGCTAGGTCGAGTGCTTTACCCGTGGTGCCTCAAGTACCGCGTGCGCCTTATGGCCTTTGAGTCGCCGCTCGTCACGGGCTCGCGAGGCATCACCCCTGCGGACCTCATCTTCGCCTGCCAGGTATGCGCTGAGGAGCCGCTAGGCGAGATTGGCTGGATGGATAAGCTGCGCATTCTTCAACTCCAAAGAAGGCCAACAAAGTTTAAGAGCCTACTTGAATCCTTCGCCGGCTACATCCTAGTTCAGGACTGGCCGAAGTTCTGGGAGCAAAACAAGACGAAATCAGGCGGAGGTAACAAGGGCGTCCCGTGGCCCCTATCAATCGTGGCTAACCTCATCGCCTCGGGCATCCCTGAGCAGCGCGCGTGGGAGATGCCGGAGTGTCAGGCCATCTGGCTAAACACCGCCCTGGCTATCCGCAAGGGTGCCGACGTCTCGATCATGTCGCCCGAGGAGGAAGCGTTTATGGCTGATGAGGAGGCTAAGGAGGCCGCCGCGTCCGCTTCCAATCCTGCAAAGGAAAGCCCCCCTACGACCGATGGCCCAATCCCTTGAAGTAAACATCAAGACCAACTCCGACGTCCCGCAGGCCATCGATAAGGCCAAGAAGGCGACGGAAGGGTTTGATAAACAGGTCCAAGACATTGGAAAGAAGTTCTCGACCGCATTCAAGGACATCTTCCTCGGCTTTACGGCCCCGATGGTGATCCTAAACAGCTTAGTCAGCATGATTTCAGAAAAGATTGCTGACTCAAAAAAGATGGCCCAGGAGGGATTTGACCTCATCGCGTCAGGCGAAACTCAGTTTGCTAATGCTGAAGAGAAGAGGTTCGCCGCTTATCTTAAAGCAAGAAAGGCACGCGAAGAGGAGATGGCATCAGTCCAGAAAGGACGCATCGAGGTCACGCAGAAGTTTGCCGATACGAAGGAAGGAGCCCGCCTCGGCATCGAACTTGCTGAAAAATACAAAGTCGCCCCTGAAGGCATGAACGCTTTCTTCAACAACCTTGCAAACATTCCTGAGTATCAGAAAAAGGCTATGGAATGGTTTTTAAAGACTCCTGAAGCTCAATCATATGCTGAGAAAAACTCAGTCAAAAAGTCTTCAGACTTTAAGACTCCTGAAGGTTTTTCGAACATCATCGGCGTAGGCCCGAACCCGGTGCTCGAGGCCATGAACTCTCAGCTCGATGAGGCACGCAAGACGAACGCCCTGCTCGAGAAAATCGCGGGCGACCCCGGTGCTACCTCCTGGATGAACTCCACCCCTTCCCGCGCAGCCCTTCTCATGGGCAAATAATTTATGGCACGCATCGAACAAGGCAACGCCCTCACGACCCCGGTCCAGCAGCCAGGGGCTAAAATCTCAGACGACGGCTACGGACTGCTGACGGCAACGGTCGTCTGGAAGGCTGACGAAAGCGCCGCGCTTGGCACGGTGGTCAACCGCGGCTCGACTTGTCCCATCAACGCGAACTGCAACGCTCATCGTTACAGCATCACGTATGACGCCCTCGGCATCGCCACCTTGACGGTTGATTATGTCGGCATTGATGGAGGCGCCGAGTCGACCGACCCGCAGATCACAGGCTCGCAGGGTCTGACCTCGGAGCATATCACGACTCACCCCAACTTCTTCGAGCTCGCCTCCGGCCTTGGCTTCTCCGGCTCGCCCATCGCCGGCGTCGGCACGGGCACGCTGGCCGCACCTGTCTACACGGCTACGCCTGGACCGAACGGCTCGACCGAATACAAGGGCAACAACGGCGCCACCTTCGAGCAGCAGGACGGCAAGAAGTTCCTCGGGTTCAAGGTTGCCGAGTTCAAGGACTTCTACGGAAAGACGAACTACCTCGCCCCGCAGTGCTCGCTGTCCGGCATCTTCTACACGACCAGTTCGAGCATCGTCAACGACCACCGCAACGCTGTCGGAAAGACCTCCGGCAACGGCACGTTCGCGGGAAAGAAACTCGTCCCCGACTACATGGGCACGTCCTTCACGATCAGCGGAAAGAACCAACTGCTCCTGGCTCAGGTGTCCTTCGAGGACTTCGGCCTGCTCTACAAGGTCCAGTATGAGCTGCGCTTCAACCGCGAGGGCTATAACTCCAAGGTCTACGCCTCCGTCTGATGAAACTGCAACCCGGAGTCGGCTATAACTTCGACTCGTCCTCGCACGGGTTCACGCTGGACACGTCCGACCCTTTCCCGGCACGCACTCAGGCGAACAACCACCCGCTGAAGGTGGTCAACCTGCACTACGACGTGGCGGGCTCGGCGTGGCTCTATCAGGTCGTCCCTGGCACCATCAACAACTTGGTCCCGCAGATCGAGGAGGACGCGGTCTGGGTCAAGCTGGACCGCACGACCGCCGGCGTCCCTGACTGGCCCGTGTCGGTGATGACGCCCTTCGACGCGACGACGCACGAGTGCTTCATTTACCTGCGTGCAGGCAAGGACGCGACGACAAGCGCCTTCCCTAGCTCTGATGACACTTCGACCGACTACCCTCGCATCATCAATTCCGACGTCGAACTGTCCGATACCGATACATACGGTTACCTGCTACTCGCCAAGGCCACCGAGGCCGCAGGCCCTAGCATCAGCGTCAACCAGTTCGTCACCGGCTCGCTCTGGTCTGACCGCATCAAACTCGGAGCCCTTACGGCGCGTTACTACTACGCCAGAATCTGATGGGCTCACTGGTAGGAGATTCCGCGTTGTTCTCGACCTGGGGTCAGTTCCGCACAGCCATCGGTAATCAGACGCTGGGCGTAAACGTCTATTCTCATAACTTGGATTTCTACTCAGGGTTCAAGTCGGACCAAGGCAACGGCCTGCTTAGGTTCGACCCTCAGAACAGGATCGTATTCATCTATCAGCCCATCGCGGCGATTGGCAATTACGGAGGAGGAGATGCATTCATCTTTGAGTCGTCATGGAATCCCGGCGTCATCACGGTCGAGGACCAGTCCCAGTTGTTCAACCAAGTTGTCAACGCCACGGGCGGGTCATTCAACATCACGATGGACGCTTTTGATAATAACCTAGGGCAGAATGTCATCGGCATAGCGACGGCTCCGATCATCGACATCGGATACCTTACGTCCGTATAGCCCCCCCCCCTTCCAATCGGGGCAAGGTTAGACCCGATGAGCTGCTCTAACACCGTAACCGTCTCGCAGGGTAACACCTTCGCCTGTACGTTCACCTGGACTCCCGGGGCGTCCGGCCCTGCCGACCTGCTTACCACGACCATCAGCTCGTCCCTCGAAGACCGCCAGATGAACGTCTACCCGATGACCATCACGAAGGCGGTCAACGGCCTTTCCTTCACCGTGACCTACGCCGGCGACACCAGCAACTGGGCCATCGGCACGGCGCGCTGGGACATCAAGTTCGTCTTCCCCGGCTCGACCGTCTCCCGCACGGAAATCTTCCGCGTCAACGTCATCGACAGCGTCACCGCCTAAGCCATGCCCGACGCGACGATCACCTCGACGGCTTCGACGTTCGGGACCATCTCGGGCACCTTTGCTGCCGACCAGTCCACGGTCACGGGCACCATCTCGGGAACGGTCACCGGCACCCTGACGGGCTCGGTCGGCGTCCCCGGCCCTGCTGGCCCTGGCGTCCCTGCTGGTGGCACGGCTGGACAGTACCTCCAGAAGATTGACGGCGTCGACTATAACACCGACTGGGTCACGCTCAACCTCTCGGCCTACGCCCCCATCAACTCGCCTGTGTTCACGGGCGACCCGCAGGCGCCGACCCCGACCTTCGGTGATGATGATACCTCCATCGCGACGACCGCCTTCGTGCAGGCCGGACTCCTCGGCGGCACGGCCAACGCCCGCAACCTCGAGGTCTACGTCCGCAACCAGTCGGGCTCGACCATCCCTGCCGGCTCCATCGTCTACATCTCCGGCGCCACGGGCAACCGCCCCCTGATCACGCTGGCTCAGGCGAACAATGACGCAAACTCCGCCCAGACCATGGGCTTCACGAAGACGAGCATCGCGAACAACGGGTTCGGCTACGTCATCGTCCGCGGCGAACTCGAGAACATCGACACCTCGGCGCTGACCGAAGGCGTCCAGCTCTACCTGTCCCCGACGACCGCCGGAACGTGGACGACCACGAAGCCCTCGGCCCCGCAGCACCTCGTCTATGTGGGCATCGTCGTCCGTGCTCATCCGACCCTCGGTGTCATCCTGGTCGCCGTCCAGAACGGCTACGAGCTGAACGAACTGCACGACGTGGCGATCACCTCGCCGACCAACGGGCAGGTTCTGAAGTATAACTCCTCGACGAACCTCTGGGTCAACGGCACGGACTCCTCGGGCGTGGCTTGGGGTGCCATCACCGGCACGCTGTCCAGCCAGACCGACCTCCAGACGGCGCTGAATGCCAAGTACGACGCGAGCAATCCCGCAGGCTACATTACCTCGTCGGCCCTGACGCCGTACCTGACCAGCGCCACCGCTGCCTCGACCTACCAGACGATCGCAGGGATGTCCTCTTACCTGACGACATCGGCTGCCGCGTCGACTTACTACCCTCTCACGGGCAACCCCTCGGGCTTTATCACCTCGTCGGCGCTCTCGCCGTACCTGACCTCTGCGACGGCCGCTAGCACCTACCAGACCCTCTCGGGAATGTCGTCTTATCTGACGACCAGTTCCGCGGCCTCGACTTACTACCCGCTTTCCAACCCGTCCGGATACATCGACGCTTCGGCGCTGTCCGGCTACGCGACCGAGTCTTGGGTAACGTCCCAGGGCTACCTGACCGACGCCCCTATTGACGGCAATCAGTACGTCCGACTGAACGGAGCTTGGAGCGCCCTCTCCGTCCCTGCGGACTACATCACAAGCGTATCGTCTCCGCTCTCGGTCACGGCTGGCGACCTGTCCATCGACCTGACTGGATACGCGACTGAGTCTTGGGTCACATCTCAGGGCTACCTGACCACCGCCCCTGTCACCTCCGTCGCTGGCAAGACCGGCGCCGTCACACTGGTTGTCGGTGACGTCTCTGGCGCGGCTCCGCTGGCTTCTCCGACCTTCACGGGTGTTCCTGCTGCACCGACGGCGACCGCTGGGACCTCCACGACTCAGCTTGCCACGACCGCCTTCGTTACCACGGCTGATAACCTTAAGGCCAACCTAGCCAGCCCTACGTTCACTGGAACCCCGGCAGCTCCGACCGCCACGGCAGGAACGTCGACGACGCAGATCGCCACTACGGCGTTCGTCACTACCGCCGACAACCTCAAGGCCAATCTCGCTTCCCCGACCTTCACAGGAACACCCTCGGCTCCGACGGCTGCGGCTGACACGAACACGACTCAGCTTGCGACCACGGCCTTCGTCGTCGGTCAGGCTGGCTCGGCGACTCCCCTGGTCAATGGCACGGCCGCCGTCGGCACGTCCCTCCGCTACGCCCGTCAGGATCACGTCCACGGAACTGACACGACCCGTGCTCCGCTCGCCTCGCCGACCTTCACGGGCGTTCCGGCTGCTCCCACTGCTACGGCTGGCACGAACACGACCCAGATTGCCACGACTGCGTTCGTCACCGCGGCAATTCCTGGCTTCGCCACCTCTGCCGAAATCCAAAGCCCTTCTAGTTCGACGAAGGTAATCACCCCCGCCGACGCAGTTCGCATGATCACGAACGCGGCCCTGTTCACGACCCAGTCTTCTAGCCCTACGTTCTCGACCAGCGGCACCGGCGCCGAAGCGTACAAATACACGAACGACCGAGTATTCTGGATTGGCACTCCGAACGTCAGCACGGCTGGCTGGGGTCAGATGATTTTCGACACGAACGCCTCTTCGTTCGGCGTGTTCGCTGCGAAGCGAGGAGCCGCCCTGAATACCAAGGACTTCAACAAGAAGATCTACATGTCCGGAACGATGTGCTTCCAGAACATGGGAGACGCCAACACCGTTTGCAGACTGATGCTTGGCGGCCGCAACTCCGCCACGTCAGGCAACCCGACCATGGAGTCCATCGGCTGGAAGGTCGTCGGCGGAGGTTCAAACGTCTTGACACTTGTCACCTACGGATGGAACGGATCCGCGAGCGTCGTCACGGAAACCGCGTCTACGTTCACCCCTGTCGCAGGACAGAGCTTCGACTGGCTCATTTACCACGAGCCGAACACAGCCACCCCTTCGCTGTCCAAGGCTTACCTTTACGTCAATGATTCGCTAGTAGCCACAGGCATCTATTCACCGACGACCGCCACCAGCAACTACAACTATTACGTCCATACATGCGAGGCCACTGCATCTCAGGCAACCCGTATGACTGCCATGGTCCTTCCGACTAAGGTTTGGTGGAGCAAATCTTAATCCATGTATACCTACAAAGTAACAGTTTTATTTCAGGCTGAATGGCCTGCTGTATTTAAGGCCATCTTCGGCGAATCAGTTGAGTGCAGCGCATCTCTCGTGGACGCATATGTTGCCACATATACTTTTGAAACTCCGCAGACCCCCGCCGACCTCGGCCCTCTCGTCCGCGTCGAACTCATTCCCAACGACTAACATGATCACCCACCTCCTCGCCCTCCTCGTCGGCTTCGTCGCCGGCGCCCTCGTCTTCCGTAAGCACGCCTCCAAGGCCGCCGACCTTGAAGCCAAGGGCAAGTCCATCCTCGACGCCCTCAAGGGCAAGTAAGCCGTGCGGACGCTCCTGGTCATCGCCCTTGTGGCCCTGGCTGGGTGCAAGTCTAAGCCCGTGGACGAGCCGCTGCCTAAGCAGCCGGACGCCCCGACCAAGCCGGACGTGGTCGCGACCCTAGGCAAAGACCTGGACAAGACCGACCACCGCGTCGCCTCTGCCTTGGTCGCCATCGAGCGCAACGCCGACAAGCCGAAGGTCGTGGTCGCCGAGTCCCGCCTCGCTCAGTCCTACCTGCCTCAGCCTCCCGAGGCGGACGTCGCCTTCGCGATGGCCCGGGCCACAAAGGCCGACCCCGTGGACTACCAGAAGCAGATGGCCTTCGGTCGCCAACTCGCCACCGCCGTCAACAAGGCGTGGGAGAAGCTCGAGGCCCAGCAGGCCGAAGCCCTCCGCGTCTCTCAGCTGAAGGACGCCCGGATCGCGGAACTCCAGAAGGAGGTCGAGCGCGTGAAGAAGGACGCATCGTCTCAGACCTGGACGCTCGTCGGCGCTGGCCTCGCCGCCATCGGTGCTTTGTCCACGGCGTTCCTCGGCCCGCGTATCGGCATCCCACTGCTCCTCTGCGGCGCCTTCTGCGGTTCCGTGCCCTTCATCATCGACAGCCCGTATTTCGAATACGTCGCCGGCGGGACGCTCGTCATCTCCTGCGGCCTCGGCCTATGGTGGCTCGCCGACAAGGTCCGCGACTCGGTCAACAAACCCTCCCCCGAAGATGAGCCGCCGCAAGCATAAGACCGCCAAGGTCGTCTGGCGCAAACTCGGCAAAGAGCGCGCGTGGGGTCAGGCCACCATCGGCGAGAACCTCATCGAGATTGACCCTCGCCTAGGCGCCCGCCGTCAGCTCGAGGTCCTGTGCCACGAGCAGATCCACCTCACGTTCCCCTTTCTCAGCGAGGCCCAAGTCGACCGCGCCGGCAAAGACCTCGCCGCCACCCTCTGGTCGCAGGACTACCGCAGGGTCCTCATCTCCCCGAACGCCAAGCCGCCCCGCATCTCGTGAGCGCCTCGCCCATCGACCCGGAAACCATTCCGAAGGAACTCAAGGACGGCGTCGTCGCCTCGGTCCTAGGTGGCCTCGCGATGACCGCCCGTCTCCTGCTTTCGACGGAGCCCGTGTCCTTCGGCTGGGTTGTGCGCCGTGTCCTCGCCGCCGCAATCACCGCCGCGATGGTCGGCTACGGCATCCAGGAGCACATCTCCAGCCCGGGCCTGCGGATGGCCGTCGTCGGTGCGGCAGGCTACGCGGCCCCCGAGTGCCTCGACTACCTGATGCGCTACATCAAGGCCCGCGGAGAAAAGGAAGTCGCTGCCGTCACGGCTAAGGCCGCCAAACCCAATGGGAAAGCAAAAGCCAAGCCTGCCAAGCGGAAGCGATAACCTCCTGCTGGCGGTCGCCCTCATCACGGGCTTCGCGGGAGTGTCGGCTTTCTCGTCGGCCTACATAGCCGGGTATGTCCTCGACACCCTGCAATCTCGGGACGCCCTGGTCATGATCGTGACGGACGCTGGCATCAAGTCGGACTCGGTCAGCGTCGAGCAGGGGCTGTCCTCGGCGACGATGGCGCTGAAGGCCGTCCGCGACCTAGGGTGGGCCTTGGCCGTGGGGTGCTTAGGGGTGGGGGTGGCGGTCTTCCTACGCTCCCGCCGTCAAAACGCCTCCTAGGGCAAGCCAGAGGGGTCTATTGAGGCACAAGGAAGCAGAGCAGGGTAGGGGATAGGAGGGGAGGAACCTTGGTTCCCCCTCCATTCCCTTATCTTGCTCCCTTGGGGGGGGTGGAATTAAGTATTACCTTAGGGGTGGGTTTAATTACCCCCCTAGCCCGGTTGCGTCTCCTTGCGGAAAGGTGCTTGACGAATGCGGAACAGTTCGCCAAGGTCATTGACGCACCACCAAAACCATGAAGTCCCTCATCGCCCTCACCGCCCTCATCATCCTCGGCTGGACCGCCGTCGTCACGTTCTGTGGCCCGGAACTCTACCGAGCCATCAACGGCCCCGAGCCCGTCAAGGCCAAGGTCACCCGCCGTCACCGCTAATCTCCCACCACCATGCCCAACGCAAACCACCCCTACGTCGACTCGCTCACCTTCGCTGGCCGACCTCTCCCCCTCAAGCGACCGATGGCCGAATACGCCGCCCGTCGCCTTCAGGCCATCCTCCCGCAGATCGCCGCGCTGAACGCCGCCGGCAAGTCTCAGGCCGATGCCGCCGCCGCCCTGGACACGACCGTCTGCACCCTCCGTCAGTGGCTCGACATCACCGGCACGCAGTGGGTCAACCTCAAGAAGCGCGGCCCTTACAACCGCCAGAAGTAATCGCCATGCGTCCTATCACGTCCAACGAAGTGGCCGCCATTAAGATGCGCCACTACTACGCGGCCAACAAGGAGAAGCTGAAAGCCCGGGCTTATGCCTGGCGTGCGGCCAACCGCGAGAAGTATGACGCATACCATAAAGCCTACGCCAAGGCTAACGCCGATCGGATGAAGGCCACCATGGCTTCGTACTATCAGCGCAACAAGGAAGTCCTAAAGGCCAAGGCCAAGGCTTGGCAGAAGGCCAACCCCGACAAGGTGCGAGGCTACTACCTTGCCCGCAAAGCCCGCCTCGCGGCCCTTTCCAACAATGCCTGACCCATCCCATCGACCCTACCAACCCATGCACATCATCAAACCCGACTCCATGCCCCGCTTCTGGTGGCTCGTCCCCTGGGCCTACGCCCGGATGCTCAAGACCGCGCTGACCGCCCTCAAGGCTTACGCCGATCAGGCCGACCGCACCATCGAGATGCAGGTCCGCATCATCGACGACTACCGCACCGAGGTCGACGAGCTGAAGATGAAGGTCCTCGCCGCCGAACAGTCCCGCTCCCACTGGATCGCCAAGGCCGAGCGAGCCCACGCCGTCGCCATGCACAACGAGCGCGTCATCCGCGAGATGGAGGAGCGCAGCCGATGAGCTCCTTCCGCCACCTCGACGGGATGCTCGGGCTCCTCAGCGAACTCTACCACATCAACGAGCGCATCATGACCGGGGACATCTGCTCCGCAAAGACCGCCATCCAGTCCGACCGAATGAAGAAGCTCTTGAACCACTACCACGAAGCCCTGAGCGAAGACGGCGCCACGAAGATCAGCCTGCAAGCCTACGCCGCCGCCGGTGGCTGGGTCGGCATCACCTACTCCTACGAGGTCGACGGCTTCGAGATCGCCGGCTCCCAGGTTCCCCGCCGTATATGAGACCTCCCATGCGCCCCTTCTCCATCGTCGCCCTGCTGCTCCTCGGCTTCAACGCCGCGGCCGCTTCGGACGCCAC